AATATGCTTCTTGAAGTGCTCTAAAATCTTGAGAGTTCATTTTAGTTTTCCTCAGCGACCCATCTGTTTAGCATACCACTTCTCAAAGTCCTCTCTACGCTTATCACCTCTTGGTGGCATAGGAGTTCTTTCTCCACGAACAGGAGCAGATTTCTTTGCCTGCTCTCTTTCATACTTCTCTGGATTTTCACGAGCGTGTTGTGCTTCATTTACATAATCTTCTTTAGCATGATACCAACCCTTTCCAGCATCTCTTTGAGAACCACCAGTTTTTTCTGCTTCTTTAGCACGACGCTTCGCTAATCCCATTTTCATCATATTTCCATATCTACCTGCAGCAGTATGCTTTTTCTGTTGAGCAGTTACCTTTTCATAAGGAAATGGTTTTTCAGCTTCACCAAGAATAATATCAATCGCTTCTTCATCAATCATATTTGCCATCATCCACTCTGCTTGTTCCAGAGTTTCTGCGTATCCTTCTATTTGGAGGAACTCAAGGACTACATCAAAGATATCTACTTGCTCATTTGTATCCTCGCCACGCGCTGCACGAAGTCTTCTATCTCTCTTAATCCTCAACTCTCTTTTAAATTCTCTCTGATTTTCATGATCACTTGTTTGAATTCTTGGTTGTGGACTTTGCTTGCGCCTACCACTTGCATCCTTGCGACCAAAGGTTTGAACATCTGCTGCTCTATCTGCATGTTCTCCTGCTTTTTTACCAAACTTTTTCTCAATACGACCTTTGAGTTTATTGGTTTTTGCTACTCTATCAGAAGCATCATCACCTTCAAACTCACCAGTTCTTCTTTGAGCATATGCACTAGTTGCCGTCTTCTGTGAGATTTCATCCAGTTGCTCAGGAGCATAAACTTCACAATATGCTTCTGTCAAACCTCTAAGATCTTTGATATCCATTAGAAAATCGTTATATTCTTCTAAGGATATTTATAAAAAAAAACCCTTGCGGGTCTTAGTGTTTATTCAACTACTTGACTGATGGCATCATCAAGGTCAGCAATCACTTCACGGATTTCAAAAACACGAATAGGTGTTGTAGTAACATCCGTTGTGTATCCTTTTTGTGCATCAAAGAGAACTTGACGGACTGCTGCAGCAGCACGAATATCCATTTCAATAGTTACTTTACTCACAGGTCTCCCTCCTTACGATTTTCAGAACGATATACATCAAATGCTCCTTCAGGATAACGAGCACTCAGTTTCTCATAGTTCATTTCCATAATCTCATGGAAATTGGTATCAAGTGCCATACATGCTTGTGCGATATACCAGCAGATATCTCCAAGTTCACGCTTCATATGAAAGACATTTTCTTCAGTATAAGGTTTACCTTGAAGGATAATCTTTTTCACAACTTCAGTGAACTCACCTGCTTCAGCACTCATACCAAGAGCAGCAGTCAGAAGACGAGGAACATCAGCATCATTTGCTGCTTCAAGTTCGGTCATACGCGACAGAAGTTGTGCGAAGTCGCTGCTAGCAGGACTTGTAGTTTGGCGAACAAACTCAATATACTTATTGCTATCAATAACTTTATTTTCAGTCATCAAAATTTAAATCCCTCAAATGATTTCTTAGGTTTCTTTTCTTCATAATCATACTCTTCATCCTTTCCATTGTCAAGGATATCTTGTTGAGCAGATTGTTCGCAGTCATAAAGACGCATTTTAGCCCTATCAATACCAATCACGAAACGCTTATGAATGGTAGGGTCATTATATCGGTTCTTGAGTTGCTTGACAAGAATTTGACCAAGACCTTCAAGTTCTTCTGTAGAAATCAGCGCAAACATAAGGTCAGCAGTTGCGGGAAGTCCAAATGATTCTGAAGTATCGGTTAATTCCACATCTGAAGAACCATAACCAGAACGAGTTGTCTGAGTAGCACTCACAATTGGAACATTAAATTCCACAGCAAGACCACGAAGTTCTTCTGCGATTGACTTCACAAAGGTATAAGAGTTGATATTGCTACCACCACGATACCTTGAAGATGCACAGATGTTTAGATAATCAATAAAGATAATATCTGGACGGAATGATTTCTTCAGTGCAAGTTCATTTAGAAGTGCTTTAAAGTGTCCTGAGTGGGCGGACGCAGTAGGATACTCTTTAATAATCAATTGTCCCTGAGTTTTCTTAGCAAGATTTGTAACCTTACTTTCAAACATCTGTTTTGGAAGTTCTCCAATATCTTGGATGGGAACGTTCAAAAGGTTTGCGTCAATTCTTTCAGCAATTCGTTCCTCCGCCATTTCAAGAGTGATGTAGAGAACGTTCCTGCCTTGCAATAAGACGGAAGAAGCAACATGGCACATAAAGAGACTTTTGCCGACACCCGTACCAGCAAGAGCGATATTGAGAGTCTTATTAGGTAAACCACCTTTTGTGATTTTGTTAAAGTATTCAAGATCAAATTCAATCTTCTCTTCCTTTCTATGGTAGGATTCATAACGTTCTTCGTAATCTAACAGATAATCGTGTCCGATGTGAGTATCAAAAGATACTCCAAGAGCATCTGACAGAATACTAGGAATACTATCACGATTTTTCTTCTCATCTTTACCATCTGCAATATGGATTGACTCCATGAGAGCAAGATAGATTGCACGATCTCTACACCATTTTTCGGTAGTATCAACTAACCAATTAAATTCAGTAGGAACATCTTCAAGATAACTAATAATTTGAGTGATTTCTTTAAAAGATGTGTCATTAATATCTTGACGATTCTCTACTTCAATGCAAAGAACTTCTTTTGTTGCTGGTTCATTATACTCCTGAACAAACTTTAGTATTTCTTCAAATACTATCTTTTGATTTTGATCTTCAAAGTATTCTGATTTTATAAATGGTATTACTTTTCTTAAATATTTTTCATTATGCAAAAGGTTTCTAAGGACTAGAAACTCAACTTTCTCCATAACTAAATTCCTTTCGTGCAATTTGATCAAGTTGTTCCATTACTTCTTCAGTGAAGTATAGTTCTGGTTCTTTAAGGATTTGTTTTGCGTAGATTTTTTTACCATCAATCTCATAACGTCCTGCTACATTCTTCCAAAGTCCACCAATCTCACCGAGTTCAAGAAGACCATAGTAACGATCAAGTCCACGCTCGTCATAATAAAGACGAACTTCAACTTGTTTATTTTCCTTACTCAAACGCGATTTAGCAGTCTTAGCTTTGATAATATTGCCGACCACTTCCGTTCCATCCTTTTCTTTCTTTTTGCTGAGATAAATGATTGTACTTGCTGCGTATTTGAGTCCAGAGCCTCCTCCCATTTCTTTCGTTGGTACATAAGCTCCGATGACATCATATGTATGATTTGTGACCAGGAGTGGAACATTTGCTTGACCTAGTTTCAGTGTGAGCATTCGAAAGGCACCTTTGACCAATTGAGATTTGGTCATATCACGAACTTGTTTGTCGTTAAGTGCGTCGGTAATTTCTTTCTCTGTGGAAAGCATACCCAAAGAGTCTAGCACAAACATACAAGGTTTGCGTTCTTCTACAGGTTTTTTTAAGTATAGATCTACTGCTTTAAGTGCCTTGCTACGGAACTCTTCAATAGTAACAACGTTAACAACAACCAAACGAGAAGTATCAATTCCACGAGATTCTACAAGGGACTTGGTAATAGCAGCCTCAGTATCAAAATAGAGGCAGTAACCATCAGGGTTGGAATCAAGAAAATTCTTAACCACAGCGAGAGAGAAGAAAGTCTTTCCAGTAGAAGACTCTCCAGCAATAGCAGTAATCTTATTCCCAGATACACCACCAAATATGCTACCTGAAACCAGTGCATTAAAAATGTACGAACCTGTATCAACATAAGTCTCGGTCTCATCAATATCAGATGCTAATTTGGTGTAATCATCACCAATCTCTTTTACAATATCTTTAAGAAAATCCATCACGCTACCATCCCGTATTGTTCACGAAGTATTTTTTTATAAGGTAAACCCTGTTCTCTGAGTTCTTTTACCAGTTTTAGTTTTTGATACAGTGCAGTATCACCACCAAGAGTCATTGCATTAATAATTTTATTCAGTTCTTCGTCGTTAATAGGTAGATCCATCAAGAAAAAAATGATTCAAGGTTTACGGTTTTTTCAACATTCCACCCAATCGCATCAAGGATAATCTTGAGTGGTTCTAGAAATGCTTTCTCAAATTGTAAGTCATAATCTATGTATTTGTCAAGATTAAGTTCCTTAGGAAACTCTTGAATGAAAGAAATAATATTCTCGTGAATACTATTTGGTTTCTTCAAATAGATAAACTTAATCTTCTCACCATTCTGAATAAGAGAATATTTATTTGTTAGTTTATTCTGTTTGATATAATGATTAAAGAGAAGTGCTCCGCGAATATGGATTGGTGTTCCTTTAATGTAAATATCAGAAGATGATTGATACTTAACTACATCTGATGCTGAACGAGGAAATGAGATTTGCTCTGGAGGAAGAGATTTGAATTCCTTTCTTGCGTTTTCAATAAATTCAATAACCTCATCTTCAGTTCCACTCATCATTAGTTTGAGAGCATCTTTAATCATTTTTCGACAAGGAGCGGGTGTTGAAGATTTAACTGCTTCAATACCCATCATCTTCAGTTTAGGTTCCTCATATCGGACACCTTCACTATCCCATACATTAAGAATATAACGCTTCTTAGCCGTCCAGATGCCACGGTCAGCAATATTCTCTCGCTTCATCTGCATCTTCTGGTCATAAGCATTCACATACGTAGCCAATTCTTGGTAAGAACTTTCAATATATTTTTCAAGTTCCAGCGAAGAGACCTTATCAAGGAACGCGACAATGCTTTCAGTAGTTTTCTCTCTTCCTTTGTATACAGTTTCAACCAAAGGACCCATATTAAGATAAATGGAATCAGTATCTGAAGCAATAACATAATCAACATCCTGAGTTTTAAGAACCTTATTCATATAAGAATTCATTTTACCTTCAATCCATCGGATAGACACCTGACCGCTGAGAGTAATTGCCTCCGCATTCTCAAGTTTGTAATACCTAAAGTATTGATTACCAATGGCACCATAAGCAGAGTTCAAAGAAATCTTCTTTGCCATCTGAATATTATTACAGCGAGCAATCTCTTTTACAAGTTCTTTGTTCTTTGTCTTTTCATATTGTTTCTTTGCCTCGATCATCTTCTTCTTAAAGATGACACGATCTTGATACATTTTCTCCATCAGTTCAGGAAGAAATCCACGAATGTCCTTACGGAACATAGCTCCGTTGGCACAAACAGCATAATCTTTATACAGTTCAAAACTTATTTGTTGATTAAGGATTTTGTCAACACTAACGGTTGGATGTCTATCATCAATCAAAGTTTCTGGAGAAATATTGTACTGCATAATCAAGTGTGGATACAGTGAGTTCAAGTCAAAGTTCACCACCCAATCATACTTTCCTGGAATAGGTTCTTTTACATAAGCACCAGCATACTTTTCATTCTTATGAGACTTACTTCTAGGTGGAATAACAATATCACGCTTTTTAAGATAGTTGTAGATAATATTATCCCACATACGAACTTGATAGAAGACATCAGCATAATTAACTTTAGCATCATATGCCATCGTCAAAGCAAGTTCAATCAGTTTCATCTTGTCTTCCATTCGGTCAACAAGTTCCACGTCCTTAATGTTATACTCTACAAACTTCTGCCAACCTTGAGTATAGAAATCCTTAAAGGTATCAAACTCAGAGTGGTCTAGTTTCTTTTGACCCAGTTCTACTTCAGCAATATAATCCAGACGATATGATTCCTGTGCCTTATAAGTGAACTTCTTATAAAGATCAAGATAATCGAGTTGAGTCAGTCCACCAATATCAAATGTAGTGTGCTTGCGACCTTGAATATAAGTCTCACCTTCCGTTACAAGTCCCCAGTTAGAGAAACGCTTCATGAGTTTCTCACCAAGAACGCGATTCAGACGCTTGCAGATATATGGAATATCATACAACTGAATGTTCCAACCAGTCACAACATCAGGAACATTAACCATCCAATAATTAATAAAATGATTGAGAAGTTCGTATTCACTTGGACAGTGATGATAAGTTACATTACTTTGCTTGTTATTAAATGGTTTAATACCCCAAGTAATAATTTCTTTAGTTGTATAATCCTGAATTGTAATCGCAAGGATTTCTTCAGAGCAAGACTCCACATCAGGGAATCCTGCTTCCGAAGCAACCTCAATATCAAGAGTTACAAGTTTGATTTTACTGATATCAAACTTGATTTCATCTTCTGGATATTTCTCAGAGATATACTGATAGATATACCTGTCGTTACCGTAGATTTCAAATCCAGTAATTTCATCATATTTTTTATAGAACTCACGACAATCCCGCACGGTTCCAGGATTGATCGGTTCTACTGCTTCACCACTTAATGTTCTATACTTAGAATCTTTTTTAGTTTTTACAAAGAGAGTTGGGAAAAACTCATCTCTTGTTTCAAATCTCTTACCATTTTCTACTCCACGAACCAAAAACTGATTTCCAATCAACTGAACATTAGTATAGAAACTTTGTGTCATTCTTTAATCAAGTCCTCATATTTTTCAAGTAGAGTTGGAGTTGGATCTGCAAGCGTCAAAATCTTATCCGAACTCATCATAAATGTATTTTGTTTGGTATAACCGCAAAGAAATGGTTCAAATGTTTTATCTTTGGTGATAACAAATGGATCAATTAGTTTACAATCTGGTTCTCCAATATCTGCACCAACTTCTTCAATCTGACTGATCAGAATCTGATTGCTCGTCAGTGCTAGAATCTTGATTACTTTCGACATTTTTCAATACTCCTTTTTCATACATTTCTTTAAGTTGTGGCATTGGTTCTACGATTGTAACGACCCAATCTGGAGAAACTGGAATTTTTTCATCATTTGTAAGTGGCATCCATGGAGTCAACTGCAACTGACAAGGAGTTTTTGATTGATTTCCAGAATCATCATAGTTCTTCGCAAGAACTTTTACAATACATGGATTACCAAAGAAATATCCAACAACTCTTTCATCGATAACCATTTCTTGGATATCTGCAATTACATCTTCACCAGATTTAAGCAAGGATAGTTTTACGGTCATTTTACTCTTATACCTCAAGATATTCTATCAACAAAAAGGGGAGGCGTCAACTGGATTTTGCCAGTTACCTCCCCGTCTGCGCCGACGATATTCGATACTATTTAGAGATAGTCCTTACGTGCGTGATGTTCTGGAACTATTTTCCCAAGTACGATCCGTAGAAGTCCGTCTTCGAATACAACTTCCCTGACTTCTGTGTCGTCGGATAGAGTCCACGCTCGTTT